GTCGGCGTCGAACTGTGGGACCGGGCGATGGCCTTGGTCGACACATGGTCCGAGGCCGAGAGCGGCGGTGTCGCGTGAGCGCCCGCGTGTACCCGCTGGCTGCGGAGCCCGGCGACGGCCGCTTCTACACCGGCCTGGTCGACGACGTCGCCGACGCCATCACCGCCCACGGCTTCCCGGCCCTCGCCGGCGGCGACGAGGACGCCCTCGCCGCGCTGATCCTCGGGTTCCTGTACCGGGCCCCCGGCGCGATCGCGCCTGGCGACCGCGTCACCTGGCACGACGCTTTCACGGGCACCGTCAACACGGACACCGTCAGGGAGATCGTGAACACCGCCCCCGGGTCATTCGCCCAACTGGCCGGGCGTGTCTACCCGGTCGCGTGCTCGAGGCTGACGCCGGCCCCCGACGGCGTGTGCCCGGCGGACGGCGGCGGCCTCGACGCCGACGGCAGGTGCCCGTACTGCGAACACGCCGCGCTCGCCCGGTTCACCCCCGGCGCCCGCGTGTCCTGGACGGCCGACGGCACGGACCTCACAGGCACCGTCGAGGCCGTCGCGTCCGGCGACAAGGGTCCGCTCGCCCGGATCGCCGCCGACCCGCGCCCCACCGGCGTCCACGAGCCGGTCGTCGTCGTCGCGTGCGCCGAGCTGACGGTCATCGGTGACGGCGGTGCGCCGTGAACGTCCGCATCCCGCTGACCGCCGCCTCCCGTGCGGTCTACGCCACCGGCGCCCGCGCTGTCGCCCTGTGGTGGGCGCACTCCGGACCCACCCCGCGCTCGTTCACCGCCGGCACTGTCATGACCGCCGTCACGGTCCTCGCGTTCCCCTACGGGCTCATCCCGGCCGCGCTGTTCTGGCTGGCGCTGCACGCCGCAGCGGACATTGCCGCGGACGTCCACGAGTTCGCCGAGGACGACGGCGTGCGCTGCCGGTTCTGCCCTGCCGGCAACGGCGGCGGACCCGGCGAGCCGGACCTTCCGGACTGTGACGGACCGCTGGACCCGTTCACCGCCGATGCGGTCGACGCGATCGTCGCGCAGCACCTGATCGGGGCGTCCCGATGACCGCCCGCGCCTTCAACGTCGGCGACCGCGCCCGGGTCAACCTCCCCGGGAACCGCGGCCACGGCCACACCGCCGTCGTCACGAACACCATCGGCGACCGGGGGCGCGGCGTTCCCGAGTACAACGTCGACTACGACTACCCGAAGCCGGGCCTGGGGTCCGCGATCTGGCTGACCGGCGACCAGCTCGAGCCCGCCGGAGGTGCGCCGTGACCGCCGCGGGCGCGGCGTGCTTTCGCGCCGGACGGGGCGCCGATATCCTCAACATCACTGTTGACGAGGCTGGGAGGCGAGATGGCGGACGAGTTCCTGACGATCGACGATCTCGCCGGGCGCATCGGGCGCAGGGTGCAGACGATCTACAAGTACCGGCTCGATTCGAAGCCGGGCGGCAAGTTCGCGGCGCGACCCTTTCCGAAGCCGGACCGCATGGTCGGCATCAGTCCCGTCTGGAGAGAGTCGCGGCTGCCGGAGATCAAGGCTTGGGTCGCGGAGCGGCGGATCACGGGACGGCCCAGAACGCAGCCACTGGTGACGCGGAAGACCCCCCGTGCGGACGACATCGCCCGGCACTCCTACACCACCGATCAGCTTGCGCAGATCCTCGGCGTTCTGCCCGCCACGGTGCGCAACTGGATGAAGGATTCCCGCAAGGGCCGCTACCGCGACAGACCGTTTCCTGTACCCGATGGGCCCGTCCGGAATCTGAGCCTGTGGCGCAGGGATCGCCTGCCCGAGATCACGGCATGGGTGGAGTCCCGCGAGGGACGAGGGCGCAAGGGGAAGCCTCGCGGGCCCAGGCTGAAGGACGGCTATCTGTCAGTCCCCGACCTCGCTACGCATTTTGGCAAGACGTCGCAGTCGATCCACAAGTACCTGAGCGAATCTTGCGCTGGCGGACGATATGCCGATCGCCCCTTCCCCGGGCCGGATCAGCGCGCTGGTGGCATGGCTGCCTGGAAGTTGTCGCGGCTTCCGGAAATCGAGGCATGGGTTGCATTGCGCCGCCCGTACAAGCCGCGCTCGCAGGCGGTGGGCTAGATGGCACAGGCATACCTGACGACGGCCGACGTCGCCCACGAACTCGGGGTGCGGCCTGCGACCGTCAGTTCCTGGCGCACACGATCCCAGCCAGGGCAGCCGTATGCCGAGCACCCGTTTCCCGCCCCGGATGTCAAGATTGGCAACGCGTCGGGCTGGCTGCCGGAGCGCCTGCCGGAGATGCGCGCCTGGATGGCCGCGCGGCCCGGAATGGGCGTCGGTGGCGGTCCGAAGCCCAAGAGTCCAGAGACTCCGCCGAGGAAGCTTGCAGAGACTCCGCAAGGCGAGTAGGTTCCGAAGTACAACATAAGAGCAGCCCCACCGAGTGTTCGAGCACTCAGTGGGGCCTGAGCTCCAACCCCCAGCGTCTCAAGGCATCAAGGGTGGAACCTGTGGCCAATCTATCGGCCGTGCATTCTGCACGCCCAGAATCCCCGTCACTTTTCAGTAACGGCGAGTTCGAGATCCAGTTCATCCCGGACGGCTCGGCCTTCAAGGTCGTCGCGTCCGGACTCGCCAAGGCACTCGGATTCCGGTCCGCAGCCGACGTCGTCGAGAGTCTGCCGGACGTCGACAAGGGGTACGAGCTAGTCCGTACCCCCGGCGGCGACCAGCACGTCTGGGTCATCAGCGAGCCCGGTTTCTACCGGGCCATGGGTCAGCGCCAGGCCGCGCGGGTCAAGGATCTGGAGATTCGCGGCCAGGTCGAGCGGTTCCAGTCCTGGGTCTTCGGCGACGTCCTGCCGTCGATCCGCCGGACCGGCTCGTACTCGCCGACCCCCGCGCTCCCGCAGTCCTACGCCGACGCCCTGCGCGAACTCGCGGACGCCGTCGAGCAGCGAGACAACGCCGTGGCCGAGCTGGAGACCGCGAAGCCGAAGGCCGAAGCCTTCGACGCCTACCTCGCGGCCGACGACACGGACATGCTCCTGCGCACCGCCGCGAAACTCCTCGACACCACCGAGAAGAAGCTGCGCCGCCACCTCCTGGACGCCGGATTCATCTTCTGGACCCGCAGCCACACCGCCTGTGGCCGCGCCCAGTACGAGCCCTACGCCGCACACCAGCAGAACGGCCTGTTCTCGCTGAAGAAGGTCACCGTCACCCACGAGACCTTCGGCGACTGCAACCACCAGACCGTGTACGTCACCCCCAAGGGCCTCGAAGCCGTCCGCCGCCACATGGCGAAGACCGCCGTCCAGCCCGCCAGCGAGTTGGAGGCCACCCGATGAACCGCCCGAACCTGATCGCCCGCATCCGCCACGCCATCCGGTACATCCGCACCGGCGAACCCCCCAACGGCACCGACCGGTTCCGCCTCGGACTGGAACAAGGCGCCCGCAACGAACGGACCGCGATCCTCGCCGCCGGACTCACCGTCCTCCCCCGGTCCGGCGGCCCGCTGTGACCGCCCTGCTGGACGTCCCCGTCCTCGACCACCCGGAGTTCCACTTGGACGCGCCGCCACCCAACCGCGTGACCCGGCGCCTCCTGCGCGACAACCTCGCACCCCACGCCGCCCGGAAGTTCGCCACCGGGATCCTCGCCGCCTGGAACATCCACGCCGACACCGCCGACACCGCGGAACTACTGGTCAGCGAGCTGGTCACGAACGCCGCCAGGCATGCCAACCGCGGCCGGCACATCACCGTCACCATTGAACGCGGCGACAAGACGCTGCGGTTCACCGTCACCGACACCGGACGGCGCCGCGCGCCGACCGCCCCGATCGACCCGTATGGCGACGGCGACGACAACGGCGGCTGGGGGCTCACGCTCGTCGACGTGCTGGCGCTGGACCACGGGGTCTACCGGCTCCGCGGCGGCAACGGCAATCAGGTGTGGTTCACGCTCGCGGCGATCCCGGCGGGCGGTGCGTCATGATCCGTCCTGCCGCCGTCACCGCCGTCATCCCGGCCCAGCGCACCGGCAGCCCCGACACCAAGGCCGCAGCCGCCCGGTCGGCCCAGGCGTTCGCCGTCACCGTCCACGACCCCGGCTGCAACCACGCCGGCGAGGCGTTCCGCACCCACCGCGCGACCGCCACGGGAGGTACCCGATGACCGCCCTGGGGATCGCCGTCGGCGCCCTCGTCTTCGTGTTCCTCGTCGGCGTCCAGGCCGGACCGGTGGAGGCCTGGCGCGGGATCCGCGACTGGGCCCACCCGCGGTGGGTCACCAGACGTCAAGCGAGGATGCCCCGGCCTTCAGGCCGGGGAGGAATCGCGTCGCCTGCTGCGCGCTTCGAGCGCCTTGTCGATCAGCCACAGCAACTCGGCGTGGATCGAGCGCCGCTCAGCCTCCGCGAGCGCCTTGACCTGGGCATAGATATTATCTGGGAGTCTCAGGTTCATCTGCTTCATGACCCCAGAATAGGCTATAATCAGGGTCGTGACACGGTTCCGGCTGACGCCCACTGCGACCCAGGAGCAGCTGCTCCTGACGCACTGCGCGCACGCCCGGTACGTGTGGAACCTGGCCGTCGAACAACAATCCTGGTGGACGCGTCGGCGCGGCAAAGCGCCGAACTTCGCTCAGCAGTCCCGGCAACTCACGGAAGCTCGCGCGGAGTTCGAATGGCTCCGCGCCGGATCGGTGACCGTGCAGCAGCAGGCGCTGCGGGACTTCGACCAGGCGATGCGGAATTTCTTCGGCGGCACCCACCGAAAGCCCACCTGGCGCAAGGCCGGGCAGCACGAAGGATTCCGGATCGTCGCGGTATCGCCGGAACATGTCCGGCGCCTGTCGCGCAATGTCGGCGAAGTGTTCGTCCCGAAGGTCGGCTGGGTGCGGTTCCGCTGGTCCCGCCCCGCAGCCAGCGCGAAGTCGTACCGGGTGACGCGGGACCGGTCCGGCCGCTGGCACGTTGCGTTCGCCACCATGCTTCCCGGCCCCGTTATGGCGCCCGGTACGGGAGAAATGGTTGGGGTGGACCGGGGCGTGGCCGTCTCGACGGCGCTGTCCACCGGGGAATTGCTGCGCTGCCCCGGGCTTCGCCCGAAGGAGGCCGAACGGCTGCTGCGGTTGCAGCGGCGCCTCGCGAAGGCCAAGCGCGGATCGAACCGGCGCGCTGGCCTGAAGCTCCGAATTGCCAAAATCAAGGGCGCCCAGTCCGATCGGCGCAAGGACTGGGTCGAGAAGACCAGCACCGACCTGGCGCGCCGTTTCGACGTGATCCGGTTCGAGGACCTGCGGATCGACGACATGACGAAGTCCGCGAAGGGAACCGTCGAGAAGCCGGGCGTGAACGTCCGGCAGAAGGCCGGACTGAACCGGGGCATCCTGTCGAACGGCTGGGGCCTGCTGCTTCAGCGGACGATCGACAAGGCCCCGGGCCGTGTCGAGCTGGTGAATCCCGCGTACACGTCTCAGACGTGCAACCGGTGCAAGGCGGTGGATGCGAAGTCGCGCAAGAGCCAAGCCCACTTCGCATGCACCACTTGCGGACATCGGGACCACGCCGACGTCAACGCGGCCAGGAACATCGCTACGGCCGCAGGGCATGCGGTCGCTGCGCGGGGAGGCGTCCGGTTGCGGGAGCCTGCGAACCGCGAACCTCAGCTCGCTGCGCTCGCGTAGCAGCCGGAATCCCCTTCCTTCGGGAAGGGGAGGATGTCAACTTCCAGTCCCGCCTGATCGACCGGTCCGTCCGACGCGCCACCCGCAAGCAGAACCCGAAGGACGGCGACGACACGGAAGCAGGCCGGCCATGAAGCCCCGCGGCTGCGCCATCTCCGCCGCAGCCATGCCCCTCGGGCTGATCGGCGCCGTCCTCCTCGCCGCCTACCTCACCGGAGCCACGCGATGAACCACACCCTCGCCACCCGGCTCGCCGAGATCGGGATCGACCTCACCGCCGAACAGCACGGCGCGATCGCCGCCGACATCCGCGCAGCCATCGCCGACGGTGCCCTTGACGACTACCTCGGACCGGCCGACACCGACACGGCACCGCAGAGCGGCCGGCACAGGAACGTCGGGTACGTCCCGGACACCTGGGACTGTGCCGGCGGATGCGGCAAGCAAGGCAGACACCTCAACCACGCCGACAGCCTCGTGTACTGCGCGGACTGCCTGCCGAAGGAGAACTCGTGACCACCGGACCGCGCCCGATCACCCTTGCCGACGGCAGCACCGCCTACTCGTCCGGCCTGTTCCACACCGGCGTCATCCGCTACACCGACCGGCGGCGCACCCGCAAGGCGAAGTCCGCGGGCGAGAACCGGCCGACGACGCCCGAGAGCCACGCCGCCACCATCGCCCGGCTCCGCGACCAGGAACAGCACGACCCCGCACCTGCCACCCCCTAAGCCCCCGGCCGCCGCGCAGCCAAACCCCCCAGGCGTGCGGCGGCCGGGTCCACCAGGAAGGAGAAGCACGATGAAGATCCTGCGCCGCGACCGCGGCCACGACCTGAAAGGCCCGAACAGCCCCTACCGGACCGAACGCATCGCCTACTGGGCCTGGCAGTGCGCCCGCCACCCCCTGTCCATTCCGGCGCACCTGCTGCGACACACGGAAACCTTCCTGCGCCCCGACGGCAGCGACGTCAGCTCACTGTGGATCTACGGAGACCCCGACTCCGGACTGCCGCTGTACACCGGTGTCGACATCCCGGGCGCCACGATCTACGGCGACAGCACCGCGCTGCGGAATCTGGCCGCCGTGCTGACACTCCGCGCCGACCACTGCGACCGCGTCGCCGCCATGCACGACAGCGGTCGGCCGGTGACCCACGAGGACTGCATGCCGTCCGGCGCAGAGCACTGAGCGACCCGCAGGACCCCCAGACCCCCGGCCGTCACATCTGACCAACCCCAAGCGCCAGTGTGACGGCCGGGATCCGAAACGTCGAGAGAGGAGCACCACCTCATGGCCGTCATCGCCGTCTTCGGACTCCTGCTCGGCACCCTGCTCGCCGCCTTCGGGACCGCCGTCTACGTCACCAGCGCCGCCGGCGAACCCGACTTCGAGACCCTGCGCATCGCCCGCCTCCTGGCCGCGACCGGACGCCGCGTCGCCGGACCCGCACTCATGCTCTGGTTCGGCACCGGCCACACCGCCAACCCGCCGACCGCGCTCCTGCTTGTGACCGCCGCCGTCACCGCCCTGGCCACCTACTCGACCAGGCCCGGTGCTCTGACGCACGCCGGAAGGCCGGTCGCATGAACGTTCCAGCGAATACGGACTCTTCGACAATCGCGAATCGCGATAAGGTAGACGAGCGCTTGGGGAAGCGAAACGCGACGGTCGAAGACCGCCGCGCCGCTTTGTTGCACATCGCTGTGAGGAGCGACGTGAACAACCCCGATGGTAAAGCCAAGAAGCGCGGAAAGCCGAACACCACGACGGCGCCCGTCGCGCCCGTGCCAGAGAAGACCCGCCGCATCGTTCAGATCGGCGTCACCTTCGCGCTGCTGTGCGCCGCGGCACTGTCCGCGCCGACCCTCTACCTGTTCGCCAGGCTCATCGAGTTCCCGTCCGCGCTCGCATGGCTGCTGCCCGCCTGCCTCGACGGGTACGCCGGCACGTCCATCTGGTTCGGGTCCCGCGTGGCCGTCGACCACCCGGCGCACCGCTCGGCCAAACGCAACGCCCGCCTCGCCCTGGCCATGACCGTCGGCGCGAACGGCGGCTACCACCTCCTGATCCTCGCCGGCTCGATGCTCCCGCCGTGGGTGCGGATCGTGCTCCTGGTGGTCGTGTCCAGCCTGCCGCCGTTCATCGTCGACCGCCTGGTCCACCTCAACACGCTCGCCAGCGGGACCGCCGACGGCACCCTCGATGCCGCTGCCGCCGACACTCAGGCGCCGACGAAGCAGCGCCGCCCCGAAACGCCGACGGCACCCAGGACCGCCGACGTCATCGGCGCCACCGCCAGTGGCACCCCGCCGACGAAGGTGCCGCCGACGACAGTTGCCGTCGCCGACGAGACCGCCGATGGTACCGACACCGTCATCGACTTCGGTGCCGCCAGTGCCGCCGCACGCCTCAACATCGCCGACCGGGCCGCCGCCGCGCTGCCCCTGTATCGGCAGTACGTCCGCGCCAACAAGGTCAAGCCGTCGGCGCCACAACTCGCCGAGATCCTCGAGCGCGAGGGGCACGGAACCCTCGGCGTATCTCGCGCCCGCGACGTCCGCAAGGCCACCGAGGAGCTCTACGACGCCAACCCGAACGACCCCGAAGCGGCCAGGAAGGCGATCTGATGGCCGCCGACACCACACGCCACAGCGCCACCACAGACCTTGATCTCCGACCCGGGTCGGCGGAACTGGTGTCCGACGAAGACGATATGCAGTGGACCGACGACGCCCCGCAACTCCTGTCCGGGAACGTCATCCCAGCCCACAGCCCGTTCGCCCATGGGATCCACCCCGCCTATCAGGGCCTGCCGCTCCACGTCGCCGCACTCATCGACCACCACGAGCTGCCGCGGCCCGACCCGGAGATCATCGCCCTCATCCGGCGCTGGCACCTGTGGCCGGCCATCGGGTCCTGCTCGTTCTCAGCGCTCGGCTGGTGGGCGAACCTGGAGCCCAACCACGTCTGGCTGATGCTGCCGTTCCTCGGGCTCGGCGTCCTGGGCCCGGTCGCCGGCTGGCTCGGGCACCTCGCCCACGGCGACGAAGCCGACCAGCACCTCACCCGCGGGCTGATCGTCGGCGGCGCCATCGGCATGTCCGGGGCCGCCGCCGTCGGCGCCGGGTTCTCCGGCTTCTCGGCGATGACCACCGCGCTCCTCGCCGCCGTCGGCACCCTCGGCTCGATCCAGTGGCGGCACCACCGCCGACAGGCCGACCGCAACTTCATCATCGACTACACCGCCGCTGTCGCGACAGCGCCAATGCCGCCGGCGCCCATTGGCGGCACCGCGGCACCGATGGAGCTGACGCAGCACGGGATCATGTCGGACGAGGCGCAGCGGCTGCACCAGGCGTTCGCCGCGATGGGCGTCTCCCCGATCACCGTGGACGTCATCCGCCGCTCCGGCCCCGACTCCTGGATGACCTTCGTGTACCTGCCCGAGTCCAAGTCGATGTCCCCGAAGACCCTCATCTCCCGGCTCGACGCCCTGCGGAACAACCTGCGCTGCCGGTCCGTCTCGGTGACGCCGACCGCCATCGGCAACCGGGTGCAGATCGCCGTCCAGGACGGCGCCGCCAGCCCGCTGTCCGAGACGATCCCCTGGGCCGGCCCGAACACCGACGACATCACCCAGCCGATCATCATCGGCAAGTTCGAGAACGGCGAACCCATCACCTTCAAACTCTCCGGCCGGCACACCATCTACGCCGGAATCACCGAAGGCGGGAAATCCGGCGGCGTGAATGTCGCCGCCTGCTCCATCGCCGCGATGCGCAATGCCGTCATGGTCCTCATCGACTTGAAGCCGGGACAGCTGGAACTCGGCCCTTACGAGTCCGTCGCATACCGTTCGGCGGCGGGAATCGCCGACGCGACGCTTCTCCTGCAAGCCCTGATCGCCGCGATGGACGCCCGCGGCGATCAGCTCAAGGCCGAACGCGAGGCCACCGGGCGCCCGGTCCGCGAGTGGGACCCGAACAACCCCAACCACGGCCCGGCCATCATGGTGCTGATCGACGAACTCGCCGAGGCGCTGCGCCTGGACCCGAAGGTCTTCGAACTGTGGCTGCGGATCATGCAGGTCGGCCGGGCCCTGGGGATCTGGATCGTCGGCGCCACCCAGTCGCCGTCGGGCAAAGCCCTGGGCAACACCACCGACGGGTCCGGGCAGTTCACGAACATCGCCTGTTTCCGCACCAAGTCCGCCACCCAGACCAACGTCATCCTCGGCCCCGGCGCGCACGGCGACGGCTGGCGCGCCGACGAGACGACGCTCCCGGAGAAGGGCATGTTCCTGCCGCGCACCCCGGAGTACCCGCAGCCGCACGTGGGCCGCGGCTGCTGGATCGACCCCGACCGGGTGATGGACGTCATCGCCGAATACAGGGACAAGCGGCCGGCGCTTGACGCCGGGACCGCGGAGGCGATGGAGACGATCCTGGGGGGCCGCTGCGACCCGTCGAACCCGACGCCGCCCGACGGCGGACGGCGCGCCGACGCGGTGGACGTCGCCAACGGCTACCACGCCGACGTCCGGTACCTGCACGCCGTGCCGGACCTGACGTACCCCGACGGCTCCACGGTCGAGGAGAAGGACCGCCAGGCGTGGAACCTGTTCATGTCGCTGGGGTCGTTGACGGTGTCGGAACTCCAGGCGCGCCGGCTCGTCGGCCTCACGTCGCCGACATCGGCCATGGCCATCCTGAGCTGCTTCGAGATCCACGACGGCGCGACACGGTCCCGCGACGAGGACGGACGCACCACACGGTTCACCTACACCCCGAAACAGAAGCAGCGGAAAGACGCATGAGCCGGCTGCGGAACCCCAGGAAAGCCGCCAAGCGCGAGATGCGCGCCCTCAAGACGTTCTACTCGCCCGGCCGCCTGCTGTCCCGCGCCGTCTTCAACGAGCCCACCTTCGGCCACCTCCGTAAGAAGATCGCCGGACCCACGACCGTCGCACGCATCACCCGCAACGCCGAAACCGGGAAGGTCACGTCCAAGGGCGTCCGCCGCACCGCCGAAGGATGGGCGATGACTCCGAAGAAGAAAAAGGCCGCACCGGAGAGCGGCACCGACAAACGCCGCGACGAACGGGACGCGGCACGGCAGTCCCGGCGCACCTCGGGCCGCGCGCCCGACATCTCCTCCGGCGACAAATCCCTGGCCCGGGACTTCAAGCAGGGCGCCGGCGGCCGGATGAACGGCTCGGCCGCAGGCAAGAACGGCCTGCCGACGGTACGGCAGGCCACCGGGCTGACGCGCCTGGGCTGCCCGTGGTGCCGCTCGTCCGGGATGCGCCCCCTGTTCATCGGGGCCGGCCAGATCAAGACCGTCATCGCCGTGCAGCCGTGCAACCACCGCTGGTCGTCCCGGGACAACGGGCCCTCGCAGAAGCCGGCAGGCCCCAGAGACCAGTTCCTGTGCCCGCCGTGCGGGAACACCGGACAGCAGACCGTCACCACGACCCGTCACGCCGACGGTGCGGTTACCCGCGCGAAGATTCGGTGCCTGACGTGCCAGGGCTGGATCGTCCACTGGTGATGGCCCGACTGCCCAACTTTCCCATTGCCTACCAGGCAGGCAACAGGACATCACTACCGGCGCCCGCGAACCGCAACCAGCATGGACGGCAGGAGACAAACCCCAGAGAAGGATCACAAGCTATGACCGACATCACCATCACCTCGTTCGGCCACCTCCACGGACCCGCGCCCGAAGCCGAGATCACCCTCGACCTGCGCCACCACTTCCGCGACCCGCACGTCAGCCCGGAACTACGCCACCTCACCGCCGACGACGAGGCGGTCCGCGAAGCAGTACGCACCACACCGGGAATCATGCCGCTCGTGGCCGCCGCCGCAGCGATGGCCCAGGCGTACCTGTCCGGACCGGGCGCGGCAGACACGCCGGTGCGGATCGCCGCCGGATGCGCCGGCGGACGGCGCCGTGCCGCGTCCGTGGCGCTGGAGATCCGAGACGCGCTCGCGAAACTCGGAGTCGGCGCGACCATCGTCGACCGGGATTCGCACCGGGATGTCGTCGAGCGCTGACAGGAGGACGTAACGCGCAAGCCCCGTCGTTCACGGCGGGGTTAGCGCATCACCTTCGGCGCGCGATTCCTGCCCGGTCCGCCGTTCCTGCCACCACGCATAGGGGACCAGCACGGCCCTGGGCTCACCGTTCTTCTCCACGACCGTGTGTTGGCCGAGGAAGTGCGCGGCATCGACGCGGCGCCCGAGTTGGTCGCGTAATTCGCGGGTTTGCATTCTCTCCATGCGCCAATGGTACAACCGGGTTCGATGGTACACTTGGTACCATGCAGCTTCGGTACAACTTCCGCCTCGATCCGACGCCGGGCCAGGTCGCGGACCTGGCCCGCGCGTTCGGGTGCGCGCGGGTCGTGTTCAACGACGGACTGGCGCTGCGGCGCAAGTTGTATACCGAGGGTCTGCCGTATCTTCCGGACGTCGAGCTTCAGCGTCGCGTTGTCACAGAGGCCAAGCGGACCGACGAGCGGGCGTGGCTGGCCGAAGTGTCTTCGGTGGTGCTGGTCCAGGCCCTCGGGGACCTGCACGCCGCCTACCGGAACTTCTTCGCCTCGGCCGCCGGAAAGCGCAAGGGCCCGAAGGTCCGCGAACCCCGGTTCCGGTCCCGGAAGGACAACCGGCAGGCGATCCGGCTCACCCGCAACGGCTTCGGCCTGCGTGCCAACGGACGCCTGTACCTGGCGAAGATCGGCGAGGTTGCGGTTCGCTGGTCCCGCGAGCTGCCGTCGGACCCGTCCAGCGTGACGGTAGTCAAGGACGCCTCGGGCCGGTACTTCGCCTCGTTCGTCGTCCAAACCGACCCGGCGGCGGATCTCACCAGGTTCCCGCCGGACCCGGACGCCTACGCGGAGACAGGCATAGATCTCGGCCTCACCCACTTTGCGGTGCGTGACAACGGCGAGAAGATCGACGCGCCGAAGTTCCTGCGCAAGGCCGAGCGCCGCCTCAAACACCTCCAGCGATCCCTGGCCCGCAAACAGAAAGGCTCGAACAACCGCACCAAGGCCGTGCTCAAGGTCGCGAAAGCACACGTTGAGGTCGCCGATGCCCGCCGGGACTTCCACCACAAGCTCTCCACACAGATCATCCGCGAGAACCAAGCGGTGTACGTGGAAGACCTCGCGGTGAACGGCCTGGCCCGGACCAGACTGGCCAAGAGTGTCCACGACGCCGGCTGGTCCAGTTTCGTGAACATGCTGGAGTACAAGGCCGCCCGGTACGGCCGGACCTTCGCGAAGGTCGACCGGTGGGCGCCGACTTCGCAGGTGTGTTCTGCGTGCGGCGTGAAGGACGGACCGAAGCCGCTGAACGTCAGGGAGTGGACGTGCGCCGCGTGCGGTGCGGCCCTGGACCGGGATGTGAACGCGGCGAAGAACATCCTCACCCTTGGAAGGCAAGTCGCGGCGGGACGCGCCGAGACTCAAAACGCCTGTGGAGACCAGGTAAGACCGGGACCCGTTCCGGCGCAGGTCCGTGAAGCAGGAACCCGCCGAGGCGATCGGGGAGCACCATGCCCGACGCGGTAGGAATCCCCGCCCTGAAGGGCGGGGAGGACGTCAACGGGCCGCGTGAACGGCGGTAGCCACACCGCTCCCGCCGCCCGCGCAGTCGGCCGGAACCGCCGACCGGCAACCCCCAACCGAAAGGAACACGACCATGAGCCTGTTCAAGAGCCAGGCTGCGAACGTCGCGCACGACAGCATCCGCGACGCCCGGGACAGCACCAGCAGCGGCGACCAGGCGCTGGCACGCGGCGACCAGGACGGTGCGCAAGCCCACTTCGCGCAGGCGCAGGCGTCCAAGTCCTGGGCGCGGCAGCTGCTCGACGGCGCGCGCCAGGAGCGCGGCCAGTAAGCGTCAGCGCCCAATGGCGCGCGGGGCCCGGATCTCTGAACGATCCGGGCCCCGCTGCACGGTAGCCTCAAACAACGAAAGGACTACGCAATGGGCACCCAGGAACACGGGCTCACCGTCACGGAAGTACCGCGGCCGGCCGCCAGGGCCGCGCCGGTGGTCGAGCCCTGCTTCGCCGCCGACCCGCCCGTCCGCCCCGGCGCCGGAAGGCCGCGCACGGGCGCCCCGCGGAACCCGGACGGCGCCCCGATCTCGGCCGTCGCCGACGTCCGGCGCGTCCCCCTCAGTCGGATCGCCACGGACGACGACAGCCTGCGCCGCGTCATCCCGGACGCCGGAACCGCACGGGTCCCCGTCGCCGCGTTCAACGCATCCCTGTGAAACCGGCAACACGAAAGACGGCGCACATGACCGACGAAGGACACGGCCTCACCGTTGCGGACCTCCCGCGTCCGGCCGCGACCGGCGCCCCCGCCGTCACCGAACCCCACCCGGGCGAACTTCCGGCCTCGAACCTCTCGGACCTGCGCGACACCCCGCTGGCCGAGATCGCAGCCGCCGAGACGCTGCGGCGCATCGCACCCCGCCACGGCGCCCTGCCGCTCGCCGTGGCGGCATTCCAGTCGTACATCTGAGAGGTATCGTGACCGTTTCCGAGCTGATCGCCGAACTCCGGGGATGCGAACCGGACGCCGTGATCGTCGGCACCACCGACGCCGGCGCAGGCCTACTCGACACCATCCGCACCGGCTGGTACGCCCCCGAACTCGTCGTCGACGGCAGCAACGACTTCTGGGCGGATGGAGCGCACTGCACCAGCTGGGACGACGGCGTCTACCACCCCCGCCCCAAGGACCAGCGCGCCGTCCACCTCTCGCCATCGGAAGACTGACGGCCGTGGCCCGCGACTTCCCCCTCGCCGACATCCTCAGCATCACCACCGGCCGGCTCCTGTCCCACGACCACATCGCAGGCGTCTACCGCATCCTCAACCACATGACCGGCGACGACCTGTTCACCCACCAACTCGGGCGCGCCGCGGAAGCCTGCCGGCCAGCGCTCATCGCGCGGCACCCGCAACTCGCCAACGTCACACCCGCCGAAGACCTCGACGCACCCGACCTGCTCGCGTGGCTCACCGTCCAGGAAGGCATCCACGGCGACACGCTGCCCGTCACCCCGATTGCCGGATGGCACCACATCGATCCGATCGAGGAGATCTGCGGCATCGCCGGACCCGAGAAGGTCATCGTGGTTGCACTGCCCGACGCGAACTGACACCGGCCCCCGCACCTGCGACACTCGAAGAAGCACCTCCGCCGGATCCACGCTCCGGCCAAGACCCACCACCGATCCCCCCACGGTGGTGGGTCTTCCCACGCACAGCGCAAGGAACCAAGCACATGACGACGGTCCACGTACTGCCGACCGGCGAACCACCCGAAGACCACACCCTCGGCAACTGCGCCTGCCAGCCGAGGCACAAACAGATCCCGCGCAGGGACGGCACCGTTGAGGTCGTTCACCTGCATCGCGGCGCCGATGACGACGATCCGGCGAAATGATCGCGTCGCGCGTACCCTCAGCAACAACGTGACATGGAAAGCGCCGCCCGCTCGGACCACGGACGGCGCTGAACAACCCATCACCCTCAACCACTCCCAGACTACCGCGATCATCACGGGAGCATGCGTTGCAGGTCACCAGCGACACCCCCGATAGCACCACCTGCGCCGACACCATTTGGTGCCCAGGTCGCTGTAATTCGGCCTGGCGTGCCGCCGAACGCCGCTACCAGGCCACCGGCGTCGACCACGACATCGAACCCCGCGAGGGCCAGCCCGTCTGGTGCCCGCCGTGCACCACAGCCATCCGCAGCGCGATCGCCGACTGGCCCGACGGCACCAACGGTCCTGGGCTGACCACCCGGCTCCGCGAGGAGGTCGAATCCGGCGTCAGCGCCGGCATGAACGAGTACGTGTCCGGGAGCAAGAACCGGCCCGTCCATGACCACGAGAAGGCCTCGTTCCTGTTGGACGAGTTCGCCGAATGGATCGGCCAGTGGGAAGCCACCATCCGTGCCGAACGCCACCTAGCCGCACGCAAACCGACGGCCAACCCGCACACCGTCATCGCCAACGCCTGCGGGTTCCTGCTGGCGAACCTCGACTGGCATCTCGGCGGCCGGATCGCCGGGTGGCGGTACGACACCCCCGCCGAGCAGATCATCGAAGACTTCGGCCTCGAACTGCTGTCGCTCCACCGCCTCGCCCAGGAGATCACCGGCACCCAGGACCCTGAGCCCGTGCGTGTCGACGGCGTCCCGTGCCCCGTCTGCGATTACAAGGCCCTCGAGCACGAGGTCGAGTCCGAGTCCGGTCGCCAGCAGCGGGTCACCCGGTTCCGGTACGGCGACGGCGAAGTCCTCAACCACTTGCGCCCGCGGCCGGACAAGCTCACCCACACGTCGATCGCACCCATGCAGGGCGCCGTCACCGGGTACATCCGCTGCCGCAAATGCCGCCCGACGTTCCGCATGGCCCCGGACGAGTACCGCAACTGGACGAAGATGCTCGCGGCCTCGGCGCAGGTCCGGAGCCTCGCGACCCCCGAGAAGCTCGCCGAGATCTTCGGCAACACGGTCCCGGCCCAGTACAGGGCACTGCGTTGACCGGCGACGGGATCGACCCGACCAGCCCCTTGTTCAGGCCCATCAGCATCGCCGACGCCATGGCCGCCACCGGCAAGTCCAAGCGCACCATCGACCGCTGGATCCGCGAAGGCCACCTGCGCAAGGTCCGACTCGACGACGAAGTGGTGCTCATCGAGGACGATGTTCTCGGCTACGAGAAGCGCATGTCGGACAACCTCAACGCGTCCCGGACCGTCAGCCCGGGACCGCCGCAGCCGGCGACTTGACTTCGACCTGCGCTTGGCTCAAGAATCTGACACTAGGTGCAGAGTCGCCGATGAGGATCGCCGCGTGACACGCGGAAGTGGTGTCGAACTTCGAACCTCCGACGCCCGCCTTGAGAGCCCCGCCACGCGCGGGGCTTTCGGCTTTCCCCGACCGGCGCGCGATGCGCTAATGAAACGTCCGCCCCGATCGCAGGGCGGCTACTCCGCGATGGAGTGATGGCGAGATGCCACGAGAAAAGATCAACCAAGCGCCCGAGTTCATCCCGTGCACCCACGACGGCGACTGCCCACCGATCCACGGCGAGGCATGGCCCGAGCCCGAAGTCCACGTCAGCTGGACGCGCGGCAGCGACCACGGGGTCGGGTTCGTCCAGGTGTCGCTGGACTGCCCGCATGCCTACGTCGAGAGCTTCGCCCGGGACCTCGAAGCCGACAGCGACGCCCCGACGGTGTCGGTGTTCTCCCCGTCGCTGGACCGCAGCGCCGTCAACCGCATGATCCAGACGCTGCGCCGGGCCCGAGACCAGGCCTACGGCCGCGACGAGTAGCACGACAAGCCTCGGCGGTGGTCTGGCCGCCACCGTCGAGACCACAGGAGGCACGATGTTCGCCATCATCGCCGCGATCATCTACGGGGTCGGATTTTTGATCGCCGGGTCCGCCACTCACGTCAACGGCTGGTTCGCTCCGATACCGCTGCTTCTCCTCGGCTCGTTCTGCCTCGCGCTGCATCTTGCGGGCGTCGGCACCGGGTGGACCGTTCGGCGTCCCTGACCATGGCCGATCTCGTCACCGACCCGGACGACCCGCGCCTGACCCGCGGCATCGACGACGGGCCCGTCCCGCAGGCCGAGGCGTACCTCGTGCTCTCCGAGTCCGAACGCGCCAAAGGCTTCGTGCGCCCCGTCCGCCGCTCCTACATCCACAGCGGCGCGACTCCGCCGTGCGGCGCGGTCACCACGATGTCGCAGGCGTTGGCCGAGACCTGGGCGCGGGACGTCGGTTTTTATGGAGCCACCTACTGCGTGAGCTGCCGAATGCACCGGCCAGTGTCGGAGTTCACCTGGGATGGCGACGGCAGCCGGGTCGGATCATGAGCCGCGAGGACGCACGCGGCGACTACGGCCAGCCGCCAACGGACTGGTGCGACTGGTGGTCCGGCGTCACCCGCCTCACCGACGACCTGTACTACGGGTGGCCCGAAGGCGAGACCAAGCCGTGGTTCTGGCACTGGTGTACCGCCCGCAACATGTGGGACGGCGCAGGGACCGGCGGCCACGACCTCATCAAGCGCGAACCGTTGCACCTGGAGCCGTCGCTGCACTGGCCGGGTTGTTGTGGACTCCATGGGTGGGTGCGCCAAGGGACCTGGTGCCCGTGCTGACCCCGCCCGCCCGGTAGTGCATTCACCAGGCCCTTCGCTGGCTTGCACACCTTGACCCGCCCCGGTTCGCGGCACTCCTTGCGGTCCTGCCGCTGGCGTTCCTGCTCGCCCTGGAGATCGCCGCCACGCTGGCCATGTGGATCGTCTGGCCCGTCTGGCGGCTCGCCCAATGGGCTCTCAACCGTCGTCCGCCGCGAACAGGCCCCGACGCCCCGACACGTCCGGCGGCCGGCCGCGACCACTGGTCACCGCGGCACACGCGGCGGACGGCCCAACACCGGAAGGCGGCCGTGGACGACTTCTGCATGTGCGGCCACCGCGCCGCCGAGCACCTGAACTCCACCCAGCGGTGCCGCGCCCACGACGAAGACGACGACCCGTGCGGTTGCACCGTCTTCGAGGACCAGCCAGAGAACGAAGAGGACTGATGGGCGCCAACCGCATCGCAGCCCTCGGAGCCGCCGCACTCGTCGGCGCACGCAACGGCTGGAACCGCAACCAGATCCTCACCGAGGCCAACTTCTTCAAAGCCTGGCTCGACCTCACCGGCCCCGTCGCCGACTTCACGATCACAGCAGACCAGCCAACAAACCGAGGAGACTTCCCCGTGTCGCTCACTTTCCCGGACACCCAGCAGGACACCCTCCGCATCACCGCCCCCGTCGACGCCGAGGGCGTCGCCGTCACCGACACGTTCGCCTGGACCGTCGACAACGGCGCGGTCCTCGTCCTCACCCCGGCCGCCGACACCATGTCCTGCCTGATCGTCCCCGGGACCGCGCAGGGCGCGGCCACCGTGACCGCGACCGCATCCGACGGCGTCGCCCGGACCTTCGCCGTGGACGTCACGACCGGACCCGTGGCGAACTTCAGCATCGCCGCCGACACCCCCGTCGACCGGCCGGCCCCGGCCGCCGCACCGACCGCATGAGCGTCGGCGACTACAAGTCGTTGATCGAGGAGATGCGGGTCGAGTTCGACAAACTGGAGGCCGGTATCAGTACTCGGCTTCACGCCCTCCTCGACAGGCTCACCGGCCACGTCCCCGCGATCGAAGCCGAAGCGAAGGCCGACGCCGAGCACGTCGCGGGCGACATCGCAGCCGACGTCACCGCGGCCGTCGAAACCCCGGCACCCACCGCGACTCCTGCGGAAACGAAGCCGTGACTGTGTCGGGCCGTGCCGCCGCAGAGCATCCCGAACTCAACGACCTGGCGCCCATCCGCTACGGCATAGTCACGCACGCCGTCCGGACCACCGGTGTCGGCGGACGCGCATGGGTCAGCGCAGGACCGGGACGGCCCGACCTCGGCGACGTCGACCCCGAAGCCGGCACCTACCGGACTGTCGTCGGCGGCATGACCGAGGACGAACGGCGCGAAGCGGGGCTGCGGCGCAACGGCACGCTACGGCGGAAGGCCACCACGTGACCGGTGAACTCCACCCGGCGGTCGTAGACCTGCTGAGGTACTTCGAATACGGCCACCTGCCGCCACACCTGCAGGCCATCTCCCGGCCGTTCCACAACCTCGCGCACGACATGGCCGAACGACTGACCGGCCCCCAGGTCCGCGACGGCCTGTTCGACCTCCTCCGCTCGAAGGACTGCATGGTCCGGGCGGCACTTCCCGGCGCCGAAGCTGAGCCCGGACCCGAACGCCGCGACCTGGGCGCCGACGTGTTCGCCGCCCCAGCGCCCCCGCCCAACGGCATCGCCGACCGCGCACTGGCATGGCTGCGCGAACAACCCGACGGCGCCGACCACGCCATCGACACCGAGCCGCTCAGCATCGAGCAGGACGCCAACGGCAACATCCGCCTCATCGACGTCCCGGACGCGTTCGCCATCGACGTCGCACTCCTGCGGCACTCGGGCCTGCGGGGCATCAGCTTCGAAGACGGGATCCTGTCCGTCGATACCAGCGACACCGGGTGGACCCGCTACCGGACGCTGTACGCCACCGACCACGGGTTCAGCATCGTCTGCCGGCGCGAGGACTGACCGAACCGGGATGTGAACCGTGAGCGAAACCATCCTCCGCAAGCGGCGCCCGGTACCGCCGGTCGGCAGCTACTTCGTCGTTCGAATCCACGGCTTCGTGCCCTGGGTCATCCGCGCGGCCACCCACACGTGGGCCGACCACGCCGGCATCGTCATCGACGACCACGGCGGCATCATCGAAGCCGAACCCGGCGGCGTCCGCAAAGCCCACATCGGCCAATACACCGGCTGCCGCATGGCCGTCAACCTCGGCGAGACCATGACCGACCAGCAGCGGGCCGTCGTCGCCGACGAAGCCCAACGGCTCATCGGCGTCGCCTACAACGACATGGACATCGCCGACCTCGGGCTCGAAGCCCTCGGGTGGCACTGGCGGCTCCTCGCCAAACTGGCCGCCGGAGACCACGAACTCATCTGCTCGGCGCTCGTCGCGACCGTCGGCGGCAAAGCAGGGATCGACTGGATGTGCGGCAAGACCGCGGCCAGCGAAGTCACGCCCGCCGACCTCGCCAAACGGCCCGGCATGCAGCCGTGGCCTCCCGGCTGAGACGCAATGGGGTGAGACGGTGAGCGCTCCATACAGCAAGCCGATCACCGACGCGGCCCTGGCCGAACAGGACGCCAAAGTCATCGCCCTTAAGCGGGCCGACCTCTCGTTTGCCGAGATCGCCGCCCGGCTTGGCATCTCCAAGGCCTCCGCCCACCGTGCGTTCCACAGGGCGCTACAGCGCATTGTCGAACCCGAAGTCCTCGCCTACCGCGCCGAACAACTCGCCCGCATCGCCCTCGAGCGCGAAGAAGCCATGGACATCATGGGTGGCCGGCACATTGTCGTCTCCAACGGCCACATCGTCAGCGAGATCATCGGCCGAAACGACGAAGGCGACCCGATCTACGGCGACCCGCTGACCGACCCGGGTCCCACGCTCGCCGCCATCGACCGGCTGATCAAACTCGACGACCAGGAAGCCAAACTCCTCGGCATGTACGCCGAGACTAGGGTGAACTTGTCCGGCGGAGTCCGGTACGAGGTCGTCGGCATCGACGCCTCGGACCTGTCGTGAGATGAGCGCGACCGCGCTCGAGACGGTCGTTCGGTACGAGCCGCGCGGTGCCGCGCTGGCCATGTTCAAGAACCGGTCGGCCGAGTTGGCACTGGCCGGCCCGGCTGGAACCGGGAAGTCGCTGGCGTGCCTGTTCCGGCTGCACCTGACGGCGCTGAACAACCCGGGCGCCCGGTTCCTGATCGTCCGCAAGACCGCGGTGAGTCTGGGCTCGACGACGCTGGTGACGTTCGAGAACAAGGTCATCAAGGCCGCGATGGCCGCAGGGATCGTTCGCTGGTATGGCGGCAGCCCGCGCGAGGCGCCCTGCTACAAGTACTCCGACGGGTCGGTCATCGTCGTCGGTGGCATGGACAAGCCCGAGAAGATCATGTCTTCCGAGTACGACATGATTTTCGCGGACGAGGCCACCGAACTTACCGTCGACGACTGGGAAGCCATGGGCACCCGGCTCCGACACGGCGTTCTCCCCTGGCAGCAGCAACTCGCGGCCTGTAACCCGGCCCACCCCACCCACTGGATCAAACAGCGGGCTGACCAGCAGGGCCTGGTCATGCTTCACTCCCGGCACCGCGACAACCTCGCCTATGTCAACGCCGACGGCAGCTACACGCCGGCCGGGCAGGCCTACATGGCCAAGCTCGACGCCCTCACCGGCATCCGACGGATGCGGCTGTACGAGGGGCGCTGGGCTGCGGCTGAAGGCTTGGTATACGAAGGCTGGGATCCCGCCGTCCACCTCGTCGACCGCCTGCCGAAGGGCTCGGAGCCGTGGCGCCGGATATGGGGAATCGACTTCGGTTATAGCAACCCCTTTGTATTACAGTGCTGGGCGGAGGACCCGGACGGGCGCCTGTGGCTGTACCGGGAGATGTACTTCACCAAACGACTCGTCGAAGACCACGCCAAACAGATCAAGAGCATCGTCTGCTTGCCCAATGGCGCGTGGCGCGAGCCGAAACCGCGGGCGATCGTCGCCGACCATGACGCCGAGGACCGGGCCACCTTCGAGCGGCACTTCGGCATGAGCACCAAGCCGGCGCACAAGTCAGTGTCCGACGGCATCCAGGCCATGCAGGCCCGACTGAAGGTGCAGCCCGACGGCAAGCCGCGGATGTTCGTGGTGCGCGACTCGCTGGTCGAGATCGACCCGGCTCTCGCGGAGGCGAAGAAGCCGACGTGCTTCGCCGAGGAGATCGTCGGCTACGTGTGGCCGTCCGGTGCCAAAGCGGACAAGCGGGAAGCCCCCGTCAAGGAGGACGACCACTCGATGGACACCGGACGCTATGTTGTCGCCGACCGCGACCTCGGCGCGCGACCAGGAATCAGGATCATGAGATGACGACCGCGACCATCGGTGCCCACCGCCCGGCCGAGTCCCGCTGGACCCCGGCGCGCCGCGAACTGACCCGCTGGCGGGCGAAGACCGCAAACGCAACGCGGGCTGCCGCGGCCCGCGCCATGGACTTCCGCCGCGCCGTCCTGACCGTTACCGGCTTCGGGTTCGTCGACGCATCCGCCTACCAGGTCACCGTCGGCGTCGGGCTCCTGGTCACCGGTGCGTCCGTGCTCGTCCTGGAGTGGCTCACCTCCGAGTAGACCGCCAGAACCGACCGCCACACCGCCGACCTCAGCCGGGGGTGAACGGTGCGCTCCCTGATCGGCTCCATCAGCGCCCTGGCCACCGGCAAGAACACCGGCGCCCCGCCCGTTCCGTATGCCGCACCCGGCCGGTACATCATCCCCGCGCTGTCCGGCAGGCAAGACAACGAAATCTACATGCGGACCTTCGGGGTCTCGGGCACGGTCTTCCAGATCGTGTCCCTGCTCGCTGGCGCCGTCGCGGCCCCCGAATGGCGGCTCTACCGCAAGCCCAAGGCCGACGGACGCGTCCGTTACACCACCGGCGACCGCGGATCCGACCAGCGCACCGAAGTCCTCCAGCACCAGGCCCTCAACGTCTGGAACAGGCCCAACGCGTTCACGATGGGCTCAGGGTTCCGCGAGGCCGGCCAGCAGCACATGGAGCTCACCGGCGAGCAGTGGTGGGTCGTCACCCGCGACGCCCGCGCCACGTTCCCCACCGGTTTGTGGCTGGTACGCCCGGACCGGATGGAGCCGGTCCCGGACGCCGAGACGTACATCAAGGGCTACGTGTACACCGGGCCGTCCGGCGAGAAGGTGCCGCTACTGCCGGACGAGGTCATCCTCACCAAGTACCCGAACCCGATGGACCCGTACCGGGGCTTGGGCCCCGTGCAGTCGGTCTTGGTTAACGTCGACGCCATGCGGTACGGCTCGGAGTGGAACCGGAATTTCTTCATTAACGGGGCCGCTCCGGGCGGGATCATCACGGTCCCGAACAACATGGACGACGTTGAGTTCGACCAGCTGACGTCCCGTTGGCGGGAAGCCCACCAGGGCGTGTCCCGGGCGCACCGCGTCGCGGTCCTCGAGGGCGGCGCCACCTGGACGCCGACGCAGATGTCCGTCAAGGACATGGACTTCTCGAACCTGCTGAACGTTTCGCGGGACATCCTGCGCGAGGCGTGGGGCATCCACAAGTCGATGCTCGGCAGCAGCGACGACGTGAACCGCGCGAACGCGCAGACAGCCGAGGAAGTGTTCGGGCGCTGGAAGATCATCACGCGTCTGGACCGGATCCGCGACACCCTCAACAACTGGTACCTGCCGCTTTTCGGGTCGACCGGCGACGGCGTCGAATTCGATTACGTCAACCCGCTGCCCGACGACCGGGAGGCCGACAACGCCGAGCTCCTGGCCAAGTCCACCGCCGCCGCGGCGCTCATCACCGCCGGGTTCGACCCTGCCGACGTCTGCGAGGTCGTCGGGCTGCCCGACATGGCCATGGCCGCCATCGCGCCGCCCGCGAAGGCCACCCCGGGCCTCGGCGAACTCCAGCAGGCAGGGGAGTCCGACGGCGAGCCCGCCGAGGACGACAACCCGTTCGAGAACCGCGCCCTGCGCCAGGCGATCACGATGCGCGCGCTGACGAACGTCGTCGAGCCCATCCACGACCCGTCCTCCGTGGACCTAAGCCAGATGGACGCCCAGCACCAGCAGGCCACCGACGCCCTCGCCGCCGACTACGCGTCACAGATCACCCCCGACCAGCAGCAGCAGCTGGTCCAGCAGATCAAAGAGATTGTCGCCAGCGGTGCGATCGCAGGTCTCGGGTCGATGGTCGTGAGCTACGAAGCCGCGAAGGCCCTGATCCTCGCGGCCATGGTGGCGTTCGGGTCCGTCGCAGCCAGGCAGGCCGTGAAGGAAGCCGAGAAGCAGGGTGCCAAGGGCGTCACAGCCGTAGCGCCCGCCTCGTCGCAGCTGGACGCGCTGGCCGAGTCCACGGCGTCGCTGATGGCCAGCGAGATCGCAACCTCCGCCGGACGGGAAGCCACTCGGATCGCGGGCGGAGTGACGACGCCGGATCCACAGGCTGTTGCCGACCACGTCGAAGTGTTCCTGCAGGGGCTGTCGCCGGGCACCGCCAAGACCCATCTCGCAGGCGCGCTGGCCGCCGCTCAAAACCAGGCGCGGCACGGGACCTTCATCAACGGGCCGCGGTGCGAACTTTTGGCCAGTGAGGTGAGGGACAACAGCTCATGTGATCCCTGCCTTGACATTGACGGCCATTCCTTCGGCTACTCCGACGATCCCGACTCTGTCGCCGAAGCCTCCGCCGCGTATCCGACGTCCGGCTACATCAACTGCGAAGGCGGCGAGCGCTGCCGCGGCGCGCTTATCGCACGCTACGAAGCGACCACGGAGCCGGAGAACAAGGCCGACTCCATGCTGACGATGCTGCGGCGAATCGCGGACCTCATCGAGCCGGGCGTCTCGCACGCCAACGGACACGAACATCACGAACGCGAGGTGGCTGTCTGATGGACTTGTCGCGGCTGAAGACGACGCGCACCATCGCGAACCTGAAGGCCGGCCGCAACGACTGGTACCGGATCGTCAAGAACCAGGCCGGTTCCGACGGACCGCGAACCTCCGTCATGGTCTACGACGAGATCGGATTCTGGGGCGTCACCGCACAGGACTTCATCAACGACCTGAAGCAGGTGTCCGGACCGATCGATCTACACCTGAACAGCCCTGGTGGCGAGGTGTTCGACGGGATCGCGATCTACCAGTACCTGTCCGGCCGTGGCGATGTCACGACCTATATCGACTCCCTGGCCGCCTCGATCGCCTCGGTGATCGCGATGGCAGGGACCGAGATCGTCATGGGGCGCAATGCCTCTGTCATGATCCACGACGGCTTCGGCTTGTGTGTCGGCAACGCGGCCGACATGCGCGAGCAGGCTGACCTCCTCGACCGTGTCAGCGCCAACATCGCCAGCATCTACGCCGATCGCACCGGCAAGCCCGTTGACGGCTGGCGTGCCGCGATGCTCGCCGAGACCTGGTATATCGGCCAGGAGGCCGTGGACGCGGGGCTCGCCGACCGGCTGGCGGTGAACGGTACGGCGCCCGCGAACCCGGACACGGTCGTCCCCTGCGCGGACCCCGACGAAGAGTGGCAGCCGATGCCGGGGATGGCCGCGCACTTCGACCTGTCGCTGTTCCGCAACGTCCCGGACCGGCTGGCGAACATGCGGAACACCGTCGAACCTGCCGCTCCCGAACCTGCGCTGCCACCCCCAGCACCTGAACCCGCTACACCCGAGACCGAAGCCCCGGCCGAAACCGACCGGGGCTTCGCCGTTCCCGAGGCCGAAATCCAGGGCGAACCGGGACCCGAACTCGAAGTCCTGCCGCAGGGCCAGACCGTCGTGCCGACGCCGGCCAACACCGACGAAGGGACCGGGATGGACGCCACGCGTGTCGCAGAGGAACTGCTCGCACTCATGCGCGAGGGGTTCAAGAAGGAGTACGGCAGGGCGCCGACACCGCTCGGCATGGACACGATGCCGCTGCTCAACAAGGCCATCCCGATCCACCACACGCCGACCGTGGACACCCCGTGGGACGGCCCCGCCGCAGTCGCAGCGATGCCGGCCGAGTACGCGGACCTGCACTACTGCCACGCCTGGCAGTCCGCCGACGCCGACTCCTCCAGCCACACCCCGGGCGATGACGACGAGGACGACAAGAAGAGCGCCTTCAAGTTCCCGCACCACGCCAAGAAGGACGGCCCGGCGAACCTGCCGGCCTGCCGCAACGGCCTGGCGCGCCTCGACGGCGCCGACATCCCCGACGCCGACAAGCCCGGCGTCAAAGCGCACCTGCAGGCACACCTCGACGACGCCAAGTCCGACGACGATTCCGGCGACTCCAAGAACCACACCCACACCGACATCGGCTTCACGTGGGACCCGAGCATGACCGCAGCCTTGAAGGAGGCACTGAAGTGACCCTCACCGCTATCCCGACGGCTCCGGCTGAGCTCGAAGAGTGGATGAACGACGGCGAGCGAATGACCAACGTCCTCAAGGACGGTCAGTTCAAGGAGTTCATCACGAACTTCCAGAACAGCGTCGCCAAGAAGGACCCGGAGATCACCGCCCAGATCGCCGAGCAGGTGCAGCTGGGCTTCGCGGAGTTCATGAAGGCCAACGCGATCGAGAAGGAGGACCGGCCGCCGGTGAGCTTCGCGCCCGGCCCGACGGCGCGCCCACAGATCCACATCGAGGGCGGCTCCGGCCGGCGCACCAGCGCCTACAAGGCGCTCAACGGCGAGTACGCGGCCGGACGGCGCCTCGACGGGATGTTCAAGAACTCCGCCGAGTACTTCCGCGCCACCCACTTCGACGAGATGCGGGTGTCCCGGTCGACGGAGCTGAGCGCGAAGCGCGCCAAGGTCACCGAGATCATGAACAGCTTCGGGTCGGAAGTTCCGGCTGACGGTGGCTTCCTGATCCCGGAGACGCTGCGCTCCGACCTGCTGCAGGTGGCGCTGGAGGAGGCGGTCGTCCGGCCGCGGGCGCAGGTCATCCCGATGGAAACCCTGCGGGTTCCGATCCCGATGATCGACTCCACCAGCAACGTCAGCTCCGTGTTCGGCGGGATCATCTGCTACTGGACCGAGGAGGCCGCTGCTCTCGTCGAGTCGCAGGCGTCGTTCGGCCGCGTCGTCCTGGACGCCAAGAAGCTGACGGGTTACGCCGAGATTCCCAACGAACTCCTGGCCGACGCCCCGGCGTTCACCTCGTTCTTCGACGACGTCTTCCCCCGCGCGTTGGCCTGGTACGAGGACATCGGGTTCATGAACGGCACCGGCGCCGGCGAGCCCCAGGGCTTCGTCAACTGCTCGGCCAGCGTCCAGGTCCCTGCGGTCGCGAGCCAGCCGACGGGGACGATTGTGTGGGAGAACATCGTCGCGATGTACGCCCGCATGCTCCCGACGGCGCTGCAGAACGCGGTGTGGATCGCGAGCATCGACACGTTCCCGCAGCTCGCCACGATGGCGCTGTCGGTGGGCACGGGCGGCTCCGCGGTGTGGCTGGGCAACCTCCAGCAGCCGGGCTCGGCGGTACCGCCGGTGTCGATCCTCGGCCGCCCGGTGATCTTCACGGAGAAGACGCCGGCGCTCGGGACCACGGGTGACATCAGCTTCGTGGACCTGTCGTACTACCTCATCGGCGACCGGCAGATGATGCAGTCCACGAGCTCGCCGCACTTCAAGTTCGCGAGCGACAAGACCGTCTTCCGGATCATCGAGCGAGTGGACGGACAGCCCTGGCTAAAGAGCCCGATCACACCCCATAACAACTCAAGTGCGACACTTTCGCCGTTTGTCCAATTGGCGTCGCGCTAAAGCTGTTATGCCCTGTAAGCTAGGGGCATGCCAGGAAGACGAAAGTGCGAGCCCGGCTGCGACTGCAAGAAACACAGCCGGAAACTGAACCTAACACCTGAGGAGCGGAAACAGCGTCACCGCGATCAGAGCCGGGAGGGAATGCAGCGTCACCGCGATCGAAACCCCGGCCCAGGACGAAGAACCTTGTCCGATGAGGAACGACTGGCCGCGCAGGAACGCAAAAAGCGGCTCAACAGGGAACGCGTGGCACTACTTCGGGCCACTAACCCGGAATACGCAGAACGGCAACGCGCTAGAGACCGCACTCACGGCCGCCGGTACCAGTTCAAAAGCAAATTCGGTATCACACTGGACGACTGGGACCTCATGCTCCGACGGCAGTCGGGGCGTTGCTACCTCTGCGAAAATCCACTTCAGGGTGGTCGCACCGACATACACATCGACCACGACCACGCGTGCTGTCCCGGCAGAAGGTCTTGCGGGAACTGCATCCGCGGACTCGCCTGCCAGAAGTGCAACCAGGGGGTCGGGCAGTTCGGCGACGACCCCGATCTCATGCGGCGCGTGGCGTACAACCTAGAGATGGCCAACGCCAGCCTCCGGGCCAACCAGGCAACATAGCAGCACCCCGTACCCGACATCGAGGGCCCCTCATGGGTAGGGGCCTTTCGCGTCCCCGGAGCCTGCAGCACTGACGCAACCGAATACTGCGGCGCACCGCGCCACCCCGAAGACCCCCTCGAATCCGAGCGGGGTCTTTCCGCTTTTCCGCAACACCCCACGCAGCACCCGTAGGCGGCCGGCCTTCACATCCCGTCCGCCGAAACAGCAACCTGGCAGTAGCGCCCCAGGCCAAGGAACCAGCTGGAAAGGCACGTCATGGCCATGGAAGCACTAGGCCGGGTCTGCAACGTCATCCCGATCGCGGCGGGGGCTGGATTCAGCCTCAAGCAGGCGACCGGTGTGCTGTTCGTCTGCACCGGCAACGACACGTTCACGATCACCGTCGCGAGCACGTTCGCCGGGTCGTATGCGACGCCCGGCAACATCATCACCCACGTCTACACCAACACCTCGACGAGCGGCACGGCGACGTGGGTGGAGGTGTCGCAGGCTGCGTCGAACGCGGTCACGATCAGCTCCGGGACGGTGGCGTTCGAGGTGTTCGGCATCCAACTGCCGGACCCGAAGGCCTACGTCAAGGTCTCCGCTGGCGGCTCCGGGCTGGTGACGGCGATCCTGCACGACCTGACCGCGCAGCGCGACCCGACGAACCTCGCGATCCTGGGGGCCTGAGCCGTGACCACCATCATCGCGAACAGCGCGGTCCGGCTCATCTCCGAGGGCATCCTGGTGTCGCGGGCGACCGCAGCGCTACCCGCGACGGCCCTGGGGAACATCTTCACGATCACCGGCGGCCGGATCCTGGTCGTCGGCCTCATCGGCGAGGTCACCACCGCGGTGCAGAACCAGGCGTGCACGATCTCCATCGGTACCGCCCCGACGGTGGGTACCGGTTCGGCGACGGCGCTGGGCACCACGTCGAGCATCATCGCCGCACCGATCGGGACGCATTTCAGCAGCAACCCGGGCGGCGCGACGGTCACCGACCTGACGACGCAGGCCGGCGTGCTGGTCCCGGCCGCGGGGTTCCTCGTGGACGCCGGCAGCATCACGATCACGACGTCGGCGACGAACACCGGCAGCGTGAAGTGGGACCTGATCTTCGTGCCGTGGGACAACGGCGCCTCGGTCGCGGCTGCCTGATATGGCCTGGATGCAATGCCGCGGCTGCTCCGCCAAATACGCGGTGGGGCTGCTGCGGTGCCCGCAGTGCCAGGCGGTGTCCGAACTGTACGCGGCGCCGGAGGAAGTCATCGAAGCCGAGAAGGAAGCGGAGGCGAACGTGCCGAAGATCAGCGTGGAGGGCGGCCCGTCGAGCGCGCTCGGCGAGCCCGTCGAGGACGAGACGGCGGCAGTCGAGGACGAGACGGCGGCAGTCGAGGAGTCGGCGCCGGATGCGGCACCCGTCGTCGAGCAGCCGCCGCCCGTCGTCGAGGAGTCCGCTCCCGCCAAGGAGCCGGCGCCGGTCAAGCCTGAAGCCAAGGCGCCCGCAGTCGAGACCAAGCCTGAGGCGCCGGCCGTCAAGGCCTCACCTGAGTCCGACGCTTCGGCGCCCAAGGCCGCCAAGAAGGCCGCCAAGGCTGCCCCGGTCGCGAAGGCGTAACCCGCAAGCCCGGGGCTACGCCGCAAGGAGGTGGTCCCGGTCTCCTGGTTCCAATACCTCGACATCATCAGGCAGGCGCGGGTCGAGCGCGAGTACTGGGCGTCGAACCCGCCGCTCGCCTGCCCGCTCTGCGGGCAGCCGCTGATCCCGGGGCCGCAGTCGGCGGAAGTGACCCTCTTCTGCCCGGTCGAAGGCTGGGCATACCCCCGCGATTGGGTCAGGCCGGAGATTCTGTAGCGAATCCCTTCACCACCTGTACGACGAGAGGGGTGGTGGTGAGTGGCCGTCACGGAACCGGCATACATAACCCGAGAGGCCGTCGCCAAAGCTCTCGACGTCAAGATGACCGCCCGGTCCAACGACGACATCGACCGCGCCATCCAGTCCGCGTCCCGCAAGATCGAGGGCCAGCTGCACCGCAGGTTCTACCCGCTGGACGCCACACATTTCTGGCCGTGGCCGAACTACCAGTACCGGTTCCCGTGGACGCTCGACTTCGACAAGTGGGAACTCGCGGCGATCCCCACTGCGCCCAACGCCGTCCAGACCGGCGGCCAGACGATCCCGCTGGCGAACATCTTTTTTGAGCCCGTCAACGAAGGCCCCCCGTACACCTACCTCGAGCTGAACCGGGCTAGCAGCAGCAGCTTCGGCGTCGGCACCACACCCCAGCGGAACATCTCCGTCACCGGAACATTCGGCTACAGCACGGCCACAGCGCCAGCCGGGGCTCTGGTTTCTGCGGTCATCGACACCACGGGAACGTCGATCGCCGTCACCAACGGTGCCGCAGCAGGAGTCGGGGACGTCCTGCTCATCGACGGCGAGCGCATGCTGCTGACCGAAAAGGCCACCGCCACCACCTGGCAGACGCAGCAAGGGTCCGGCTGCTCCACCAACTCCGGTAACGACGTCACCCTGGCCGTCACGTTGGGCGCCACCATCTACGCCGGCGAGACCCTGCAACTCGACAGCGAACGCATGCTCGCCGTCGATGTCACCGGCAACAACGTCACCGTCAAACGCGGCTGGGACGGCACCGTCCCGGCCGCCCACTCCGGAGCGACGGTCTACGCCCTGCGGTCCTGGACGGTAACCCGCGGCACCCTGGGCACTGCAGCGGCCACACACAACAGCGCCGTGCCGGTCGTCAAGTTCACCCCGCCGTCGCTGATCGTCCAGTACGCGCTCGCCGAGGCCGAGAACGACCTGCTGCAAGGGCTGTCCGGGTACGCCCGCACAGTCGGGTCCGCGGACAACGCCCGGCCCGTCTCCGGCCAGGCGCTCGCTGACATCCGCGCCCAGGCCTACGCCCAGTACGGACGCAAGGGCAGGAAGCGCACGGTATGAGCGAGGACATCGAGGTCAAGTTCTCGGGCGCACTGTTCGACGGGCGCGCAGAAGAGGCGATGCGCAAACTCGCCGAGGACTGCCAGGACAAGGTCGCGAAAGCCGCAGAAGACACCTGGCAGGACAACATGGATGCCGCATTCCGGCATCCCACCCCCAAATATCAGCTGTTCGTGAACATCGCCCACCGGGACAAGGATCTGGTCGTCAATGACGGCTGGCCGGAATCCGGACTGAAATACGGGCTCTGGCTCGAAGGCGTCGGCTCCCGCAACGCGCCGGTCACCGTGTTCCCCGGCTACTTCTCACTCAAGCGTGCCGGCGAGACGGTCCGGCGAGACCTTGACGCGATCACGCAGCCGATCGTCGACAAGTACGTCCGCGAGGCCAACGGATGACGGGGCTCAACTCGCCGGCCGTCATCCAGTCCGCGATCGACCACCTCCTCGCCACCGGGCTGTTCGAGTCCGTCCAGGGGCACGAGGCGGTGTCGTCGCCCGGCAACGGCCTGACGGCGGACGTGTGGTTCGACGCCATCAAGCCGGTACCGGCGCAGTCAGGGCTCGCCGAGTCCTCTGCGGTGCTGACGCTGTGGGCTCGGATGTATCTGAACGCCGACGCACTGCCCATCGACAATATCGAACAGACGATGGCGTCCGCGACCGACACCATGATGATCGCCTACAGCGGCGGGTTCACGTTCGGCGGCCTGGTCGAAGCCGTTGACCTGCTCGGAGGGCTGACCGGAATCGTCCTGTCCGCACAGGGCGGCTACGTCGACATCGGCGGCGTTCGCTACCGGTGCGTCACCATCACCATCCCGTGCCTGATCGCCGACGTCTGGCCGCAGGCCGCATGACCGGGAAAGGGGTGACCGTGGCCGACGAACAGGCGACCGTGCTACCGGTGCTACCGGCGATCACCCGCGTCGAACTCGTGCGCGTGCAGCCCGGCGACGTCCTGGTCTGCACCGTCCCCCGCTACCTGGACGACGCGGAGTTCGCTGCGCTCCGCGACAACATGCGCGAAGGGTTCCCCGGCATCCACATCGCCGTCATCGAGGGTGACGCAACGCTCGCGGTCGTCCGCAAGGAAGAGGTGAGCGAGTAGTGAGCAAGAGTTCGGGCCTCGGCGCCGCGTTTTACGTAGGCGGCTACGACATCTCCGGCGACACCGGCTCCCTGTCGAAAATCTCCGGATCCGTCGCGGTCCTCGACGTCACCGGCATCAACAAGCTGGCGTTCGAGCGCATCGGCGGCCTGCGCGACGGCCAGATCACCTACACCACGTTCTTCAACCCGACCCTCGGCCAGGAACACACGGTCCTGTCGGCACTCCCGACCGCCGACCAGCACTGCATGTACCTGCACCGCACAGCGCTCGGCACGCAGGGCGCGTGCATGGTCGCCAAGCAGCTCGAGTACAACCCGACTCGCGCGACCGGCGGCATGCTCACCTTCGCGATCACTGCCGACGCGAACGGCTATGGCCTTGAATGGGGCAACTCGTTGACGGCCGGGCTGCGCACCGACACGGCGGCCACCAACGGCACGTCCGTCGACGGCCTGGCGTCGACCGCGTTCGGGCTACAGGCCTACCTGCAGGTGACCGCGTTCACCGGCACCGACGTCACCGTGACGATCCAGGACTCCGCCGACAACGCCTCGTTCGCGAACGTCACCGGCGGCTCGTTCGCCGCGACCACTGCGGCGCACACCGCGCAGCGCATCGCCACCTCGAACGCCGCCACCGTCCGCCGCTACCTGCGGGCCGTCACCACCACGTCCGGCGGGTTCACGTCGGCGACGTTCGCCGTGGTCGTGACCCGTAATCCGATCGCGAATCAGGCCTTCTAGATGACGTATACGGTCCAGACCGAGCAGGGCATGCGGATCGTCCCGCAAGCGCCCCCGGCGGTCTTCCAGACGTATCAGATCGCCGCGCCGGTGCAGTCGCACTGGCGGGACGCCACCTGCGACGAAGTCGACTGTCCCAACCGGATCAACGGCTGGCGCACCAAGGTGAACGAGGCCACCGACCTCGGTCAGGCGCAGGCGTACTACATCCGGCACGACCGCACCCGGCGGCACGTCGAGGAGCGCATGCCCGACGGCCTGACCGTGTTCACGTTCGGGCCGGGCCAGATGTGTTTCGAGCCGCACAAGACCCGGCTGGACCGTCCCGAGCTGTTCATCGTGCGCGGCGGGGACTGGCGGGGCAATCCGACCGGTCGGGAGCCGTTGCTGCACGCGAACGCCGACGACTGGACCGACGATTTCGCGAACAACCAGGACAAGGTCGCTCAAGCCGTCGAGCGCGGCTGACTAGCCGCCATCCTCCCGTCTCCATCCACTGCGCCACCCGCCTTCGTGGGTGGCGTTTCGCATTCCAGAGAGGGTGTCCGCTTTGGCCAAAACGTCCGGATTAGGCTGGACCACGGCATCTATCGATGATGCCTCGAATGCCCAGCAGGCAATTCGCAACGACTTCACTAACCTGCAATTCGCCACGCCTCGGGCAGTTCAGGACATCACGGGCATCGACAAGTCCGCGTTCGAGCGGCTGCTGCTGCTCGCGGACTTCTCGGCGACGTTCGCCGGCGTGTTCAACCCCGCGGCGAACATGTCCCACGACGTGTTCAAGACGATCTCCTCGACGTCGGTAACACGACTGGTGACGCTCGTGGTGTCCGGCAAGACGATGGCACCGAACTGCCTGCTGACGGACTACGCGCTGACGCGCGCGACCGGCGGCGCGTTCACCTACTCCGTGCCTGCGGTTTTGGCCGATGGCACCGTCCCCACCTGGAGCTGAGCTATTATGGGCTTTACTCCACGCTCCACGATCTACACCCTTCTCTTCGAAGGCACCGACTACGAGGGCCTCGAAGTGCGGATGCGCGCCACGAAACTCGGCGCCCTGTTCGACGCCGGAGACCTGCTCGCCATCGGCGACCGCGTCGGGATCGACGTCGCACCGACCGCAGCCGAGATGGGCCAGATCACCTCGCAGTTCGAAGACCTCGCCGACCACCTCGTCTCATGGAACATCGAGGACGAGGACGGCCGCCCGGTCCCGGCGAACCTCGAAGGAATGAAGACCCAGGAACTGCCGCTGATCGTCCGGATCGTCAAGGCCTGGCAGCAGGCCATGGGGGACGTCGCGCCCCCTTTGCCGAACAGCTCGAGCAGTGGGCGGCCACCGGATGCGTTGTACATGCCGATGGAAGCGTTGGCGGGAAGCCTCGCCAGCTAGAACAGGCCGAGCTGATCTGCGGCATGCTGGAGCGCTTCGGCGGCTACACGCTCCAGACCCTGATGGATGAGGACCCGCTGCTACTGCAACTGGTGAAGATCGAGGCGTTGGGAAAACCTCCAGAACCGCCCCCCGCGCCACCGATGTGACCCGACCGCCCCTCTCGCACGGTGGGGAGCGGTGTGGCCAACGAGATCGAAATCACCGTCAGGGTCAAAGACGAGGCTTCCGCCCAGGTTGCCGCGATCGCCGACAAGGTCCGTGCTGCCGCTCAGGGCGGTTCATCGGGCGCCACGTCGGCCGGTTCGGTCCAGCGGTTCGGGAGCGAGCCCGGCGCGGGTTCCGCCGGCAGCGAAAAGGTCCGCATCCCTGTCGAGGTCGATGCCGCCGGACTGAAGGGCGAGGTCAAGGCGGCCGGTAGTACCGCCGAGGCCGAAGGCACCGCCGTTGGCGAGAAGATCAGCGAGAATCTGACGTCCGGATTCACCCGCGACTCCCAGGGCAGGCTCCGCGATGCCTTCGGCCGATTCGCCTCCGAAGCCCAGAAGGGCGCCTCGGATGCCGGAGCCGGCATAGACGACTTCGAGGCGCAGTTCCGCACGGCCATGAATGAGGCCGACAAGGTTAGTACCGCGGCCGGCCAGTCGATCACCAAGTCGTTCGGCGACATCGAGTCGGCGTCAAGGACCCTGCGGTCCGTCGGCAGCGGGCTTGACGACCTGGACAAGATGGCCAGCAAGGCTGGTGACGGCGCGGCGAACAGCGGCGCCAACTTCTCGTTCCTGTATTCGAAGGCCGGGCTGCTTACCCAGGCGGCGCTGATGCTGGGGCCTGCGCTTGCGGCGATCCCCGCGGTCATGGGCGCGGTGGCCGTAGGCGGCGCAACAGTCGCGTTGGGCCTGGGCGGCGTCATCAAGGCTCTACAGGACTACGGCGCGCAGTCGGCGGCGACCGGCCAGTCCTCCGCGCAACTCGCCGCCACGGCGTTCTCGAACTCAGTCGCGATCCGCAACGCCGAGCAGGCGATCACGGACGCCAAGCGGCAGGCTGCAATCCAGCAGCAGAACAGCGCGGACTCGGTGGCCGCCGCACAGCAGCACCTGGCTCAGGCGCAGCAGTCCGAGCAGGTCGCCACGGAGGCCCTGAACCAGGCGTGGCGCGACGCCACGAACATCCTCACCGACTTGAACAACACGGCTGCGGACGCGCTGAACGGCGTCGCGGACGCCACGCTGGCATTGCAGGCCGCCGAGCAGAACGCCGCCGTGGTCACGGGGTCATCGTCGTACACGCTGCTCCAGAAGGCCCAGGCCGCGCAGGCGGTCATCGACGCACAGCAGGGGTTGAAGGACGCCACTCAGCGCTCGACGGAGGCGCAGCAGGCGGCGGACGACGCGAACGCGAAGGGTGTCGCGGGTTCGACGGCGGTGGTGGCGGCCCAGCGGTCCCAGGCGCAGGCGGCGCAGGGCGTGACGGACGCGCAGCATGCACTGGTGGTGGCGCAGCGCAACGCCGCGGAGCAGCAGCAGGCGTCGGCCGAGCAGATCTCCAAGGCGGTCCAGAACCTTTCGGACACCTATAGGCAGCAACAGTTGGCCGCCGCAGCTGCGGCGGCGTCCGGCTCGACGGCCGCGAACTTGTTCGCGAAGGACATGGCGAAGCTGACCCAGCCCGGCCGGGACTTCGTCAACCAGTTGATCGACATGAAGACCGGCGCGAAGGAGCTCGCAGACACCGCGCAGACCTCCATGCTGCCCGGTCTGACGATCATGCTGAAGGACAGCGCACCGATGCTGCCGGTGTTCAACGGGGCTATCCAGACCATGGGTGGCGTGATCGGCAATCTGGCGATCCAGTTCGGGAAGCTGATGGAGTCCCCGGCGTTCCGCGGGCAGATGACGACGGTCCTCAAGGAGGGCGCCGGCTTCGCGCAGCAGTTCGGCAATGGGCTGATCGGCATGTTCGCCGGGGTCACGGCTGCCGCCGCGAAAGCGGGCCCGATCGTCCAGGGGCTTGGCCTCGGCTTCCAGACTCTGATGGGCAGTGGCATTCCGGCGCTGTTCTCAGGGCTCGCCGTGAACGCGTCCGGTGCCGGGCAGACCTTGTCCGGGGTCCTGGGGATCGTCTCAAACCTCCTCGGGCCGATCGGCGCGCTAGCGGGTTCCCTGTCTGGGGCTTTGGGCCCCGCGTTCCAGGTGCTGGCGTCGCCTGCGGTCGCCGCGGCGTTCCAGGCGATAGCCAATCTGCTTGCTGCGGTGTTCCAGATCCTCGGCCCACTGGTGACGCTGCTCGCGAACGGCCTGGTTGGCGTCCTCGTGGTGGTCACGCCACTGCTCCAGAGTCTGACGAAATTCCTTACCGACAACCACACCGCGATGACGTTCCTGGCGGGCGGCATCCTCCTTGTCGTCGCCGCGGTCAGGATCTGGAACACCGTGCAGAAAATTCTTGATGCAGAGTTGGTCCTGAACCCGATTGGCCTGTTGATCACCGCGATCGCCGCCCTGGTCATCGGACTGATCTACTGCTGGGAGCATTTCAAGGGATTCCGCGACTTCGTCCACCAGATGATCACAGACCTGCACAACTGGTTCTTCGACCTCTGGCACTTCCTGGACCAGGTCTGGCATGCGATCCCGGATGCGGCAAAGGCCGCGTGGGACAAGGTCAGCAACTTCATCACCGGCGCTGTCACCGGCGCGTACACCACCGTCACCGGCGTCTTCGGGAAGATCATCGACTTCGTCACGGGCCTGGGCGGCAAGCTGCTCACGGCCGGCGCGCACATGTGGGACTGGGTCGCCTCGGGCGTATCGAACATCGCAGGCTCCGTGGCCAACGGATTCCACAGCTTCATCAATGAGCTGATCCAGGGCATCAACTGGGCGATCGGCTACGTCAACAGCGCCACCACCACGATCTCGGACGCCTGGACCTGGATTCCCGGAGCCGGCGGCAGCGCGATCCCCGCGATCCCGACCATCCCGCAATGGCACGCGTTCGGCGGCGTCGTCGGCGGCCTATCGGCGATCATCGGCGACGCCGGGATCGAGGCCACGAAGCTGCCCAACGGCTCGATCGTGATGCCGCACGCCAACACCGCCTCCATGATCGCGGCCGGCGCGAGTGCCCAGCCCCCCGCGCCTCGCGCGGCCGAGGTCGTGTTCTCCGGCACCACCGACAGCGCTTTCGCAACCGCGTTCATGCGCCTGGTGCGCACCGGCCAGATCCAACTCATCCCCAAGTAGGGAGCCCGATGTCGTACAAGGTCTTCAACGCGCCGGCCCTGACGACGACCGCGATGGCGCCCGTCACCACCGGCACGGCGCTGAAGACGATGCTTCAGGTCGCCCCGCCCTCGACGATGCAGCTGGCCGTTATCGCCTGGGGCTACACCCTGGCGGCAGTTCCCGGATCCACCGGCGGCCAGTTCGAACTGCTGGAGACCGACACCGCAGCCACGGTTGTGGCCCTAACCGAGGGCGGCATATACCGCTCGGACCCGAACGCCGCGGTGTCGGGCCTGACGTTCGGCACGGCGGCCACCGGGTTCACCGCGAGCGCCGAGGGCGCGATCGGGGCGGCGCGGTTCTTCGACGACGACCTGATATCACCGACCGCCGGCTCGCAGCCGCTGAACTGGGACTACCAGTTCCTGCCCGACGAGAGGCCGGTCGTGGGGTCCGGGAAGTTCCTGCGGCTACGGGCCAACTTCGCTGGCGCCGTGAACGCACTGTGCTGGGTCTCCTTCGTCCGCGTCGGCTGACCCGCAGCGCGGGAGGTGATAGCCGATGGCTGCCGTCGCCGCACAGGTCGCCGCGTGGGGGCGGACGTTCCCGGCGTGGCGGCTGACCCAGACCCGGGCAGGCGGACTGCCCGGGACGCCGATCCTCACCCAGCAGTTCGCGGACCTGCACCTGGTGGTCGAGATCGCCTGGGGAAGTTCCCCGACGACGGACCCCGCGACGTGGGTGTGGTCGGACGTCACCGCCGACGTGCAGCAGGCCAACGCGGTGGCGGTCACGGTCGGCAGGGCCGACGAGGCGTCCACGACGCAGCCCGCGTCCTGCGCGTTCACCCTGTTGAACACCTCCGGGGACTACAGCAAGGGCCCGCAGTCCAGGCACCACCCATACGTGCGGCGTGACACCCCGGTGCGGGTTCGGGTGTCGCTGAACGGCGTGTGGTACAACCGATTCGTCGGGTACGCGGTCGGGTTCAAGCCGACGTGGGACGTGACCGGGAAGTTCGCGGTGGCGTCCGTGACGGCGGCCGGTTCGCTGCGCCGCCTGGCGCAGGGCACCGACCCGCTGTTCTCGCCTATGCGCCGGTTCGTGCTGGCGCAGCCGTCGTTGCTGGCGTACTGGCCGTGCGAGGACGGGTCGCAGGCGACCAGTTTCGCCTCGGCCATCACCGGGCAGCCCGCCATGACGACGACGAGTCTGACTCCGAGCCCGGCGGCGTTCTCCGGCTTCCTGGCGTCTGCGCCGATCCCCGCGCTGACGAACGAGATCTGGACGGCCGCGGTGAACGCGCCGGCCTTCCCGGGGCAGGTCAACTTCTTCATCCATGTGCCCGGCGGGACGATCGCCAACGGCTCGCGGGTCATGTCCGTCAACCTGTCGGGGACGCTGACCCGGATCGACGTCGTGTACGGCACCGCGTTCGGCGGGAGCTTCACGCTGTACGCATACTCCGGGCCGACGGCCGTGGCGAACACGGCGGGCACGCCGCTGACCGGCAATCCGAACATCGACAACGGACTGCTGCTGCTGTCGGTGGAGTGGTACACGAGCGGCGGCAACCTCACCGTGGGCCTCGCGGGGGTGGACTGCGCGTCGGGGCTACTGCTCGGCGTGTCGCCCGCATTCGCAACGGGGTATACGGTCGTCGGGGTGTCCTCGGTCGTCGTCGACCCGGACCTGGCGATCCCCGGCGTGGCCGTCGGGCAGCTCTACGTCCAGTCCGTAGCGTCGGGCGCCAACCTGATGCCCGGGTCGGCGGCGAACGCCTTCACCGCGTTTGTCGGGCCTTTCCCGGAACCGGCGACGGACCGGCTGACGCGGATGTGCGCCGAACAGGGCGAGTCGATCTCGATCGTGGGGTCGGCCGTGGCAGACGCCTCCACGATGGGCCCGCAGCCGATCGACGCGTTCATGAACATCCTGCGGGAGTGCGAGACCCGCGACCTCGGCGTCCTCTACGACGGATTCGATGTCGGCCTGTCCTACCTGTGGCGAGAGGGCCGGGAGAACCAGCCGGTGTCGCTGGTGCTCGACGCCTCGAACGGGGACGTCGCACCACCCGTGGAACCATACGACGACGACCAGCGGACCCTGAACGAATTCGCCGCCTCCCGAACCAACGGCGGCACCGCCACCTACGAGGACACGACCAGTACCCTGGATGTGCCCGCGATCGGGTCCTACTCCTCCTCTGCGACGATCAACAGCCGGGACGACACGTCGCTGATGGACTACGCCGGCTGGCAGGTACACCTCGGCACCGTCGACGACTACCGGTACCCGACGGTGAACTTCCGCTTCGAAGAGGCCTCCAACGTCCTCGCCGGCTGGCTGGCCTGTGCGATCGGCGCCCGCATGGACCTAGTCAACCTGTCCGACGTGCGCGTGCAACAGGACCCGAAGAACATCTCCCTCCTACTGGAGGGCTGGTCGGAGACCATCAACAAGTTCTCCTGGACGGCGACCGCGAACTGCTCCCCCTGCGACGTATGGCGGGTCGGCGTCCTAGCCAAGGACACCGGGGACGCCGGCGAGTTCCTGATGCACCTGGAATCCGACGGCTCGACCGTCGTCGGCTACACCGCAGCCGGGGAGGCATCGCTCACGGTGGCCACGCCGTCCGGACCCTTGTGGACGACCGCGTCCGACGACTTCCCGTTCGACCTGAACGTCGCCGACGTCCACGTCACCGTAACCGCGATCTCCGGCGGCAGTTCGCCGCAGACGTTCACGGTGAACCCGACGCCGTTCCCGATCGCAGACGGAAGCCAGGTGAGCATATGGCGCCCGTCGGTGCTGGCGATGTGACAGGGCCGGTCCCGTGACCGCCCGCGCCGTCCCCGTACTGCCGTTCTTCCTGGCCGGACTGAAGGCGCGCGCTTCGTACTTCGTTTCCCTCGAGTCGTATATGCAGTTCTGGGCCAACCCGCCGATGTTCTCGATGTACCAGTCGATCACGCAGTCGGTGGCCTCCAGCACCAACGCCCAGATCACCATGGACACCCTGGACTACGACAGCGACAGCGGCCGGGCGTCGGTCACCCCGTGGTCCTACACCATCCCGCCCGGCATGGGCGGACGCTGGTACTTCGGTGCCATGATCTCCTGGGCCGGCAACGCCACCGGCGTGCGGATCTCCCAGATCTACAAGAACGGCGCCCTGATCAACGGCGCGCAGGAAGCGGTCCAGGCCGCACCGGCAACCAACGCCACCAACTGTTTCATCGGCAGGACCGTCGCGGTGAGCGCCGGCGACGCCATCTCCGCATACGGGTGGCAGCAGTCCGGCGGCGCGCTGAACACGAACGTCGCCAACAGCTTCCCGTCATTCTTCGAGGGGCGCCTCGTCTCGCTGGGCAACCCATAACGAAAGGGCGCGTTATGCGAAACGATGTGCACGGCTGCCACCGCTGCGGTGGAACACCGGCGTTCCAATGGACGCGGCTGGCGACCGACGAAGAGGCAACAAGTCAGCGGGCTGAGATTGCCGTTCTACAGGACCGTCCCCTGTCGGACGAGGAAATCGTGTTGAAGTACGGGCCGTTGCGTATCGCGGTCTATGGCTGCGCCGAGCACGACCTGGGCGATATCAATCTGCGCACGCTGGTGCATGCGGCACGGTGCCAGGGCCACGGCTCCTGCGCGTGCGACAGCGACACGGCACGTTGACTGCCAACTCGATCGTTGCCTCGCGGCACGGTGCCGCCATGACCCTGTGGCTGCGACCGGCAGTCTTCGGCGCAGCCGACGGCCTGACGTGCGCCCTCGGCGCGATCCTGTCGCTCGCCGGGCATTCCGAACTAGTTCTGCGCACCGCGGTGGCGTTGGCTGCGGCCGAGTGCGTGGGCATGGCGGCCGGCGAGTGGCTGTCGGAGTCCGGCAGCGGGTTCCGGGCGTCCGCGGTGATCGGTCTGGCGACCGGCGTAGGCGGTGCGCTGCCCGCGCTGCCGTATGCGTGGCTCGCAGGGTCGGCTGCAGTGTGGTCGTCGGTGGCCGTGTTCGTGGCGTGCGCCGGGTTGATCACGTGGGCGCGTTCCGGGCAGCGCGGCTGGCGTCGGGCCGCGGCCGAGACCTACGGGGTGCTAGCGGTCGTGGCCGTAGCCGTGGCGCTTTCCCAACTGGCACTGCCGTCCGGCAGCCACTGACCTTCCGTACCGCGGCGCCGCCCCGAGCATGCCCCTTCGCGATCCCGTAGGAGGCTGGCATGCCACTCCCGTCCGGCGTAGGCACATGCGCGGTCACCGGCACCTACCTGGACGCCGAAGGCAACGCGGTCGCCGGGTCGGTCGTGTTCTACCTGAGCGTGCCGCTCATCGACGCCACCGACCATGTGATCGTGACGCCGGGACCGTATACGGCAACGCTGGTATCCGGGGCGTTCTCGCTGCGGCTGCCGTTCACCGACAACGCCGACGTGCAGCCGGCCGGGTTCTCCTACCAGGTGTTCGAACAGGTCCCCGGCGGTCGCAGCTTCTACATCCAGCTGCCGTCGGCGCTGGGATCGACGGTGGACCTCTCGACACTGGCGGCTTCAGCAGTACCGTCACAGCCGATATGGGGCGCCCTGTACGGGCAGCTTGCCGCGGCAAACACCTGGGCTGCGGCGAACGTGTTCGCGAGCAACGTCACAGTCGCCGGCACGCTGACTCTCGGCCACGACCCGACGCTGGCCGCGCAGGCCGCCACCAAGAACTACGTGGACACCCATGGCGGAGCCGGCAGCGGCCTGATCGCTGCGAACAACCTGTCCGACGTCGCCAGCGCATCGACGTCTCGCACCAACCTGGGCCTGGGTGGCGCGGCGACCCTCAGCGTCGGCACCGCCTCGGGGACGGTGGCCGCCGGAGACGACAGCCGCATCGCCGGCGCCGCACAGAAGTCGGCGAACCTGGCCGACCTCGCGAGCGCATCCACGGCACGCGGCAGCCTTGGCCTCGGCGGCGCCGCCGTGCTGTCCGTCGGTACCACCAGCGGCACGGTCGCGGCCGGGAACGACTCCCGGATCACCGGGGCAATTCAGCCCGCGAACGCCGCCACCACCATCGTCACAGAGACCGGCTACGGCCAGTCGTCCGCGGTCGGCGTCGACACCACCTACGCCCGCGAGGATCACACCCACGGATCGCCGTCGCTGACCGGCGCCGCACCGTCCGCCACCGAGGGCATCGGGCAAGCCGCAGCCCTCGGCGTCGCGACGACCCCGGCCCGCGCCGACCATGTTCACCCGCTCGCCGCCGCAGGGAGCCCGCACGCCTCGGCGGTCGGTGACGCGCAGGCGACGGGTTCGGCCACCACGTTCGCGACTTCCGACCACGTCCATGCCCGCGAGGCGTTCGCCGCTCCGGCATCGGCGACCAGCTACGGCCTGCCGGCAGTCACCGGCACCGCGGCGACGCTCGCGCACTCCGACCACACCCACGGCACGCCGGCCCTGACCACGAGCCCCCCGGCGACCACGATGGCGATCGGCACCGCCGCCGCCCTCGGCACTGCGGTGCTGCCCGCGCTGGCCGACCACGTCCACCCGATGGCGGCGGCGGCCACGCCGACGGCTTCGGCGGTCGGTGACGCTGCCGCCGTTGGTGCCGCGACGACGTTCGCTTCGTCTAGCCATGTCCACGGCCGTGAGGCTTTCGGTACGGTCAGCGCGCTCGCCGCGTTCGGCACCAGCTCGGCCAACGGCACGGCGACGACCGTCAGTCACTCCGACCACCAGCACGGCGCGCCGGCGCTACCCTCCGCGACGACATCGACCGCCGGCATCATCGGGCTTGACGGAACCGCCGGCGATATCGCAGCGCTCGGAATCCAGGCTGCGGGTGCGGTCGGGAAAGCGGCCGACGCCGGCCACGTCCACCCGACCACGGGGCTCGTCACGTCCTTGAACGGCAGTTCTGGTGCGGTGACGGCGCTCAACGCGCTGATCCCCACCGGGGTGAAAACGTCGGCGTATACCGCAGCCCCCGGCGACCTCGTGCCGGTCAACACCACCTCCGGGACGGTCGCGATCGCGCTGCCGCCGGCTCCGGCGGACCGGACTGTCGTCGCGGTCAAGCACGTCATCCAGGGCGGCGCGAACACGGTCACCGTGAACTGCGGCGGGTCGGACGTGTTCAACAAGGCCGGCGGCGGCACCAGCGCGACTCTCGCACTGCCCAGCCAGGCGATCTTCGTGCAGTATGCCGCCGCATCCGGGATCTGGTACGTCCTGTCCGACGACCTGCCGCTGCCCCAGCTGGACCTGCGGTATGCACAGTTGTCGAACAACCTGTCCGACCTGACGTCGGCGAGCACGGCGCGCACGAATCTAGGCCTCGGTACGGCGGCCGTCGAGGCCGTGAACACAACCGCCGGAACGATCACGGCATTGGGCGTGCAGGCCGCAGGGGCCTCTGGTCAGGTGGCCGACGCCGGGCATGTCCATCCGACGACCGGCGTGGTGCTCACCTCCGCAGCGGCGACCACCGTGCAGGCCGGGACCAGCTACGGCACCGCATCCGCCGTCGGCACCGACCTGACGTTCGCTCGCGAGGATCACCAGCACGGCACCGTCGCTCTCACCTCGTCAGCACCGGCAACCACCGAAGGCATCGGACAAGCCGCCGCCGTCGGCACTGCCACCACACCGGCGCGCGCAGACCACGTCCACCCGCTGGCCGCCTCGGCCACCGCCGGCGCCAGCGCCGTCGCGGACACCGCCTCGGCAGGCTCGGCCACGACGTTCGCAGCCTCCGACCACCGGCACAGCCGAGAAGCGTTCGGGTCGGTGACGGCCAACACCGTCTGGGGTGCGGCATCGGCGAACGGCTCGGCCACCACAGTCGCCCGCTCCGACCACACCCATGGACTGCCGGACGCCTACACCTACGACACCCCGGCGCAGCGCGGCCTGTCCGAGTGGAACTTCCCGATCGCCGGGGCGTACCTGGGGACGCAGACCCTGGTGTCCGGCACCATCTACGGGGTCAGCCTCATCGCGCAGACCAACAACACCGTGAGCAACATTTGCGTCTCGGTGCAGACGCAGGCCGTGTCGCCGACTACCGGCCAGAACCTGATGGCCCTGTACTCGGTCTCCGGGACCACCTGGACGCAGATCGGCATCACCGGCGACCTGGGCGTGTGGGGGTCCGGCCAGTTCAACCCATTCGCCATGGGCGGCTCGGTGACGCTGGTCCGCGGCAACCCCTACGTGGTGCTGATCCTTTCGGTGGCCGGGACCGCCGTGAAACTCAACGGCAACCAGTCCCCGACGCAGACGTGGTTCAACACCGGCTGCGGCATCACCGGCAGCCCGTGGCGGCGAATCTTCACCGGCGGAACCACGCAGACCGCGCTCCCGTCGCCATCGTTCTCGGCGACCGGCACGACCATGTCCACCACCGCGACCTTGAACCCCTGGGTCGCGCTCAGCTAGGAGAGACCACCTATGGCTGCCATCGGAGACCGCGTCCTGTTCAACGAGGGTGTCGCCAATGACGCCTGGGCTGTCGGCGTCATCGTCATGACCGACACCGACCCCACGGCCGACGAGGTCGCCGGGCTCAATGACGAGTGGGGCGGCTATCCGCTCCAGCCGGCGACAGGGCACGTCTTCGTCAGCTATTCGTCTCTGCTCGGATCCGGGACGCCACAGCCGGCAAGCGCCTACGCCACCGAAGGCACCGGTCGCGGCCAGTATCAGGCCCTGGCCTAACCGGCTATGTCATTACTCGACCTCGCCGTTCTCGACCGGCACAAGGCCAGCGGCTTCCCGCTTTAAATGTATCAGCGCGACGAGAGGAGTGAGGGCTTTGGCCGACGTTGCCGCGCACCTCCAAGCTGAAACGCATCGCTACGCCGTGCACTTCCCAGCCCATCCGGCTAGGACCGACGACCCGCACTACAGGGACTTCAACCATCTGCACACCCTGTGGAAAGCTGACCCCGAGAAGTGGCGGTGCGCGATCG